CAGAAAAGGCCAACCCTGTTAAGGGCCAGCCTAAAGCGATGGACTTGTTTAAGAAGGCCTTCAAAATCAAATCAGGAAATTCGAGCAGATAATCTTTTGGCAACTACCCTTTGACTGCTCGAGGTTTCAAAATAATTTTGCACGAGTTCTGGATTGTCACTCTCCAGTTTTTTGGAATTCAATCGTTTGGTCTGTGTCGTTGTGATGTCAAGCTGGTATTTTGAAGACTGGCTTTTCAATTCGCTAGGACATCCCATAGCCTCAACGATCTGCTGGCGAAGAATATCTTTTCTGATTGTCAGATCTTTAATCTGGTCCTGGACGTGACAATATTCTTCGAGCAAGTCTTCCGGCAATTCCTTTTCTGCACGCTCAGTTGTATTTCGTTCCGGCGGGATTTCGGTTACGACATGGTTCATCCAGAATTCTTTTCCGGCCTTAACAGCTTCAGTCAATTTATCCTGGTGATCTGCAATATGAATTGGATAGGATTCAAACGCAAGATCTTTTGTGGACCAGACGACCAGATAACCTTGATCAACGCCAGCAACCCACTGCTGCCAAAGCACCTGGATGACGTAGTAATCAGGAGGCGTGTTGTAAATGGATGTGCCAATCGTCTTGGCTTCAATCACAGCTTTCTCGCCGTTTACAACAGCCATCCCGTCAAGCGTGCAACCAGCCCAGTCTTCCAGCCAGTGACGCATGCGTTCTTGTTTGCGAATGACGGTTGTATTAAACCGTTTTTCAAACTGTGTCAGGACAAAGTCTTCCGTATCAAGCCCCAGTTGCATCTTGCCTGTCGGGGTCGAATCGAATTCTCTTGGATGGGTTTTTCCATACCAGACTTTAAATTTGTCGCCAAATGGCGAGATGCCTAAAATACAGGCAATTTCCGAAGCACCGAGNTAGTGATGACGTTGCAAGTGGCAGTCCTTAGAGATTCCCCTTCCATGGGTAGGGAGGATCTTTAGGATGTAGAGGCTGGAGTTTGGCCGGACTTCTTGTCACTCACTTTTGTGATGTTAAGAATATCTGGTAGCCAGTATTGGGTAGTTTGGCGGGATTCACCGAGGGGTACTTCACGACTCCGCACATTGGACTCTGTCAGGAATCTAATTGCGCGTTGACGACCCAGTCCAACTATGCTCGCGGCTTTTCGGATTGTTACCCATCGATCACGCTTTAACTCGTTCATGCCTGGGAGTCCTTGGGCGATGAGCCATTGACCTCGTTACATTTTGGCATTCCAGCCAAAACTGAAGCAGGAACGAGCATGCGCTTACTCAGCACCACCTTTAAACACCACGCTTTTATAATCTCAAAAAAATCGCTCATAGAATTGACCTTTAGTTCAAAAAGACCGTGATCAAAATCAGAGTAGTACTCATCGTCTAGCACCCAGAAGACCTGATCTTCAGAACGCCCAAGCACGTATCCGACTCGTCTATGACCTGACACAGTTAGCCAGCGATCTCGCTCAATGCCTTCTGGAAGGGAATGAAGATATTTCACGTCGTTTTCTGTTGGTACATAGTAGATCTGCAAACCTGCGAAACAGTCGCTCATGGCCGACCCGCCTTTCTTGTGCGGATACACTTCCCGTAGTAAAAGTGAAAGGCTGAACCAGGCCGAGCGTGTCCTGAGGATCATACCGAGGAAGTATGCGACCTGGCAGCCAATGGCATAAATGTACACAATTCCACAGAATATGTCAACACAAAAAGTAACACGATTTAGATTGCCTATATCGACATAACATGTTAATATATACATATGAACGAATGCTTATCTGTTCTCGTTGTCGAGCCTGATAGGGTGATTGACCCTGTCGAAATGGCACTCTATATCGCTGCTGGAGCGGAGATGGGTGCTGTGCCGGAAATCGTTGTGGACATTATTGAACAGACGCTGGAACCCGACTCCATCGAGGAAGCGACAAGCAATTATGGCAAAGAAATCAGCCCCATCTGAATCCGGCGAAACGCCTAAAAAGCGTGGACGACCACCGAAAACAACTGTTCATAAAGCCGAGATCGAAACCGAAGCCGAAGTCGAGTCTACTCCTAAAGTTAAGCCCAAGAAGGCTGTTAAGGTTCCTAATCTTGATACTCGTTACGACTTTAGCGATGACGTTGAAGCCAACCTGGAATTGATGACGACAAAGCCAGCGTTCCTGACTCGTAAGGGATTGGCTAACAATCAGCCTCAGAAGAAGATACGTAATCACTGGGCCAAGATTATTGAGTCGGCAAAGATGGGTTATGAGATCAGTGCAATCGCCAAAGCCATCGGTGTTCACCGCAAAACGCTCTGGTTGTACATGAAGAAAAACCCGCAGCGAAAAATAGATTTCGATAACGCCCAGAACGCGACTCGAGACCTTTGTGTAAACGTGATCCTGGATGCTGCCAAGAAGGGGAACTGGATTCCTGCGGCATGGTGGCTTGAGCGTACGAGGGGTATGGAATTCGCGAAGCCTGAGGTCAAGTTGCAGTTCTGGGACAGACAAATGTCCAACGACCAGGTTGAGCAGCGAATCGCAGGGAAAACACTGGCAGAAATTAGTTCAGAACTCTCGAAGCAGTACCAGGGGAACGAAAATGTCAAAAAATATGTCGATGGATCAGGACGACTTCCGGCTGGAACGAATGAATCAGAACTCCCTGTTCTCGCAGCTTCGGAAGGAGAAGACGGGTCGTCGTCAGATACATAATGTCAGCACGTTTACTCCGCAGCAGTTACAGTTCTGGGTCAGTCCATCGAAGCAGAAATTTTTTGTGGGTGGAGTGGGTGCTGGGAAGACCCGTGCTGGCGTAATCGAGATTATGAACCAGCCTAAAGGGACGCTTACGATTGTCGTTGCACCGACTTTCACGATCCTGAAGGACTCCACTTTTCGTATGTTTGAAGAGCTTTACGGTCAGTCTGGGCTGATCATGAGCCACAACAAAACGGACATGGAAACGAAGGTCAAAGGCGACCGGACAATTCTCTGGAGATCTGCGGACAAGCCGGACAGGTTGCGGGGAACTAATGCTGGGGCTGTGTACATGGATGAGGCGTCGTTCTGTGACGAAGACACTTACAAGGTTCTGCTGGGCCGCTTAAGAAAGAATCCAGGTAAGTTGTGGGCGACTTTTACGCCTCGCGGGAAGAACAGGTGGGAATATCGAGCTATTCAGGCTGGCATTGCTGAGATGATCCATGCTCCATCTTACTCCAACACATTCAACCCTGACTTCTTCGTGCAAAGCCTTAAGGCGGCGTATGATGGAGCTTTTTACAAACAGGAAGTCGAAGGGCTGTTTTGCGATACGGATGGTGCTTTGATGAAGTCGTCATGGATCAGACCATGGCAAGGACCGATTCCTGAGAGGCTGATCATGTGCCGAAGTTGGGATTGTGCTGCCACTGTGGGCCGAAGGTCGGATTACACGGTAGGGACTCTGATGGGCCTGATTCCCGGTACAGAGAAGGTCATCATCTTTGACCAGATTCGCCAGCAATATTCGGCTGAGGACGTTGATCCCAAGATCTCGCAGACATCGGATGAAGATGGACCTGAAACAACGATTGTGATTGAGGTTGAGCCTGGCTCGGCTGGCAAACGGTTATTGCAGCATCAGTTGAAGAATCTGGCCGGAAGGCGTGTTGCCTGGAGTTCACCTGGGTCAAACAAGCTGACAAGGGCAGTCCCTTTTAGCCGCGCGGCATCTGCTGGAAACATTTTCTATGTTCTTGGTGGCTGGACGGATGCATGCTTCGAGGAGATCGATTCGTTTACTGGGACTCCTGCGGATGTACATGACGACTGCGTGGATAGTATCTCGTTAGGATATACGCATTTATGCGGTAATATGAGAAGAGTGATTGCTGTTTGACATGTATTATGATATTCTGCGTTGACATATTTACAGGGTCTACTGGAGTGTCACATGCGGGAAATGCATCTATTTGCTGGGGCTGGTGGCGGGATTCTGGGAGGATTGCTTCTCGGGCATACACCTGTATGTGCTGTGGAGATTGATCCATATTGCCAGAAAATCTTAAAGCAACGCCAGGCTGATGGAATCCTGCCAGAATTTCCAATCCATGGAGATATCAAACAATTCGATGGGAGACCATGGAAAGGTAAAGTGGATTGTGTGTGTGGTGGATTTCCCTGTCAGGATCTTAGTGTGGCTGGAAAAGGAGCAGGTATACATGGCTCGCGTTCGTCGCTCTTCTTTGAACTCATCCGAATTGTGCGTGAAGTGGAACCCAGATTCATCTTCCTGGAGAATGTGCCAGCACTCCTCACCAGAGGAATCGACGTTGTTCTCGGGGCGTTGGCCGACATCGGGTTCGATGCGGAATGGACAGTGCTTTCAGCGTCCGACTGCGGAGCCAATCACCTCAGGAAACGAGTCTGGATCTTGTGCCGTAAGCAAGATGTGGTTGACTCCAAGAGCAACGGACACTGGCAAGGGCGAGAATCCAGCGACATTTATCCAACGGAATGCGGACAGGACGGAGAAGTGCGCGGGGTCATTGGCAGCACAGGTTCAACACCCAGAGACTTGGCCGACACCATCAGCCTCCGACGACAGGAACAGGGGTACTCTGAACTCTCTGTCAATCCAGAGGAGAATGGCGAGCGGAAAGCAGTTGATGTTGTCAATGGTTGTGTCGGATCGCCGACCGATGTTGCAGGAGAACTGGCCGACACCGAGTGTGAGAGACTGGAAGGGCGGGTATATCGGGGGGAGGATTCGGAACGGCAGATACAGTTGGGACGCACTGGACATAGCGGTTCAGTATACGGACAACCAGTCGAAAATGCGGGGGTTCCTGAGTCCCAACTGGGTGGAATGGCTCATGCACTTCCCGATTGGGTGGACCTCTATCGAGCCTCTAGCAGTGACTGGTGGGCTTCCGAGCCTCCTATCGGCAGATTATCCATTGGAACAAAGAACCGAGCAGGGCGACTCCGAGGACTAGGAAATGCACAAGTGCCAATTGTTGCAGCAACAGCATTTGAAATCCTCCTCCAGCGATACGAGTCTTGACTGGATTCCAGTTGTATTCGCTTCGGATTGCGATGAGGATGGAAATTGCCCATGCGGCGTTGACTATGCCGAAGATTGCCTGATGCCTAAGCCAACTCAGGATGAATTTGAATACGTTGAAATCGACGGTGTAATGCTTGGAAGAAGGATCGAATCGTGACGAACTGGATAACCATTGTAGGGCGTGATAAACGCTCCTGCATCTACTGTGGGATCAACGACTTAACCGTCACTGTCTCTATTGTCAATAATGACAAGGAGGCTTTGGCGGGAAATTCGGCTGTTGTCTGCAAGGAGTGCCGGAAAGCAAAAATTAAAAAGTCGCTAGGGATGCCTGGGGCAAGAGCTTTTGCTGCTGAGATCAAGCGAAGGAACAAGATGGCAGGGATTGCCAATAGCGAGCCTGTAAAGCCACCTACGGACGACGAACAGGTCAATGTGGGTAACTTTGTCAGGAGATTGCCTCCGAGAGGCTGTTACCCGTATTCTGTGCGTGAAATCGATGTTCAGTATTAAAAAAAGACCCCTCAAGCAACAAGCTCAAGGGGCTGATGGATTCTGATCGTCCGTGACCAGGACTGAGTGAATATTGTACACGCAGAATTAGGATTTAGCAAGTCAGACGTTTAATTCCCGTGAGAGTTGGTAGAGCAACTTCTTGGCAAAGTCTTCTGACTGTCTTATTTCGCAGTTGGGCCATTCTCCCGCCTTCTCGTACATTTCTACGAGGTCTTTATAGGCTAAACGCCCACGTTTCCGAAGGACTTCAGGAGTGAATGTGGATTCGATTAAGGCTGTCATGCCTTCTTCTGCCTCCTCTTCGGTCATTCGGTAGCCATAGACTTCGTCTTCTGTTTCTTCGACCTCATCTTCGTATGACATTTCTCTATCCTATCCTTTGGAACGAACTACGTGGTAAGGAACGTCTGAATTCTATCTCATGGATGATCAGGGCGCAAGGGGCGT